CGACAGAAGTTGTAATCTGTGTCACATTGACGATACTTTTAGATGAAAACGGTAATTAGCCGCTGATTTTGAATTTAGTCACCTCAAAATTCTAATCTAAATGTTGTGGGTTCGAATCCCGCCCTCGGCTTTATGAAAACATATGAATTATTTACAGGGCAGGAGTTGCAGATAGCAGAAAAGATACAGCAGAGAAGGTATCAAATGTTGGTACATTCATGCTTGTATTATCACTTAAATCAGAATATAATATCTGATAAGCAGTGGGATGCATGGGCAAGAGAACTTCGTGATTTGCAGAATCAATTTCCAGAAATTTCTAAGCAAGTTACTTTGTATGAATATTTCAAAGATTGGGACGCAAGTACAGGAGCGTTCTTGCCAATAACAGAGTCTTGGATAGTAATGAAAGCAAGACAGGTAGCCGGAATAAATGAAAAGAAAGAGAAAGTAGTTGTTAAACAGTCTGTTAAACCGACAAAGACAAAAGCTAAAAAGCGGCTGTTTTAGTCTGTTTAACAGACTTTTTATTTGAGGTTATGTTATGTATAAGATTCAAGTTGGAGCATTTAGATTAAAATTAAATGCAGAAAAGCAGGCGGCAAAAATAATAGAGCAGTTAGGAATTAAAACTGCTATAGTGAAAGAAGATGGTTATTATAAAGTTCAGTGCGGCGCATTTTCAAATGTAGCAAATGCTTTAAACCGTAAGATTCTATTAGAAAATGCCGGCTATAAGGTTATCACTAAAACTATTCAAGATTCAAAAGAAAAATCAGAAGATTCTGTTAAGCCAACAGAAGAAGTTACTGTTTACGGAAGAGTAAGAATCTGGGCTATTCACTTTTTTGATAAGAATGAAAAACTTTATGGTGATGCAACTGCTATTTTAGAGTATGCCGCAGATAATAAGACTATAGAACATTGCATATTAATAGATACCGCTATGTCCTCTTCTACTGTAGTATCTAAGCTGAAAGCGGCAGGTGTAAAAGAGATAGATGCAGTAATTATAAGTCACGCTCATGGAGACCATTACGGTGGTCTTGCTAAAGTATTTGAAAACTTTAAAGTGCATAGCTTATATCTGCCAAGCTGTAAAGAACTTGATAAATATCAGAAGTCATATGGAAATGCAATTAGAAATCAGGAAAGAAAAGCAAAGAAACTTGGCATATCTGTTACATACTTAACACAGGGAGATAGTTTTGCTGTTGGTAATGTATTTTGCGATTGTATTTTCCAGATAAAGGCAAAAGAAGTTTCTGAACATGATAATCACCATTATGTGAATAATTGCTCCATTGCTCTTAAATTCACGATTGATAATCTGTGGACATATCTTACAATGGGCGATTTACAAAATGCGGCTAATAATATAATGATTCGTCACGGAATAAAATTATTAGCAGATATTTTCAAGTGCTCCTGGCATGGTGATGCAAATGCGACTAATGCCGCAATAGCTAAGGCTGTTCACGCATTTGTAGCTTTTTCAAATTATCATCACAAAGAGGGTTCAGGTCGTGGCAAAACACGTAAAAGGCTTGAAAAATATGGAACACTTGTAATGCGAAATGCAGAAGATGGTGATATTTATTTTGATATTGTCGAAAATGAGATGGTTGTAACTTGTTCAAAACGCAAAGATTTTAGAAAGGTATTCCACAAGACAGTATTATGATTGATTACAAAGTATTTCTTACCAGTAGCAGTAAAGCAAGAGGATTAAAGAAAACAAGTAAAGCGTGTACGATTGTTATAGAACCAGAGGATTTTAATCGGGAACAAGTTTCTGATTTAAAGAAAAAGGGTTATAACGTACTTGGCTATTTAAATGTTGGTGCTATAGAAGATACTCGTTCCTATTACAACCAATTAAAGCCCTATCGTATACAGAAGAATGGAAAACCCTATCAGCTTGATGATTGGCCACATGAGTGGTGGATTGATATACGTAGAACTCGGGTACGTGATTTTTTAGTGAACCGTGCAAAAGAGATAAAGAAATTAGGCTGTGATGGGTTTTGGTGCGATAATATTGACATTTACGAATACAATAAAAGCGACGCAATGTTTGAAGCCATCACATCTATACTCAGACGATTGAAAGCACTTAACGGCTATGTAATGCTGAACGGTGGATATAAGTATCTCCAAGAGTATATGAATAAAGAAATGTCTGGTGGCGTATATAAAGTACAAGTTGGAGCGTTTTCTGTTTACGATAATGCCGTTTCTTATAAAACTGAACTTGCGATTAGAGGTATAAAATCTGTAATAAAAGAATATCAAATTGGGAACACATTGTTGTATCGAGTGCAGGTCGGAGCATTTTCTGTTTTTGCAAATGCGTATACAACTATGCAGAAATTAATGGCTATTGACATAAACTGTTTTATAGTGCTTGAAGGAAGTACGTTTACTGAACGTAAGTTGTCAGATTTTGTAGACGGCGTAACACAAGAAGAGGTATTTACTCTCATTAAAGATTATAGTGGTAAGGGTAAGTTCGGCAATCAGGAAAGTAGTCAATCTAAAGAGTATCAAATGCATTTAGTCAGGCTTAAAGTGCATGATGTTGATTCGTTTTTAATGGAATATTCAAGGTCTGCATCTAAAACAAAGGAAATAAAAGATTTTTGTACTGATTATGGTATGGAAGGCTACTATGTAGCCAGCGATGTAAATTTGTAATATATAATTTGAAGAAATCGTCAAAAAGTTGTTGACAGATGATAAAATGTGTGTTATCATGTTTATATGCTGAAAAGCAGACGTGATAACACTATTTTTATGTAAGAGAGGAGAATTAAGATGGAACAGTTTACAACAAGAAATGGTTATGTAAAAAGTGGAGTAATTGTTCGTATTTATCAAGCGTTTGAGGGTGGTATGAGATACATTTTTAGAACCGATAACGGTGAATATAGATGTATCAAAGATGAAAATGGTGAGTATAGAGAGTATGTAGCATGAATAAGCCGACCAGATATTATAGTAAGCGACAGGAGAAGAAAGTAGCAAAAGCTGTGGAAGGTAAGAGACAGCCGAATTCTGGTGCTACTCCCTTTCAGAATTGACAAATTTGTTAATAGAGTGTAAAATATAGTTATATCAAAATTGAAAGGATGTAACTATATGCAAGGAGTTTATAAAATCCTAAATCGTAAAAATGGTAAGTTTTATATTGGAAGTTCCGTTAATATTGAAAAGCGATTCAATTCCCATAGAAAGGAATTAATTGCGGGAACGCACAATAATAAACATCTTCAAAATGCTTGGAATAAATATGGTGAAGATAGTTTTGAATTTCTTGTGCTTGAAGAAGTTCTGGATATTAATGAACTACGAAATAGGGAAACTTATTATTTGCAAAACACAGAATGTACGAATCCTAATATAGGATATAATTTGTTAGATAACGCAAATATAGGATTAGGAGTTCAAGCATCTGTAGAAGTTAGACAAAAGATAAGTGAGGCGTGTTCCGGAAGTAAAAATGGTAATTATGGACGTAAACACACCGATGAAGAACTTGTTCGTATGAGAAATAACAGGTGGGGAGAAAATTATGTTCGTAAACATAGAAAATACGCTCCCAGAAAAACGCCAGAAGAATTGATGGCTTCAAGAAAACGTATGTCAGAGTTTATGAAAAATAGACATGTATCAGAGGAAACCAGAGAAAAGTTACGACAGAGTAGATTAGGTAAAAAAGCAAGTTTAGAACTTCGGAAAAAGTTTAGTGAAAATCGTAAGGGCAGTAAAAATTCCAATAGTAGATTAACTAAGGAGCAAGTTTTAGAAATTCATAGAAAAATGAATAGTGGTGTGAATTATAAAGAAGTTTGTGCTGAATATGGTATAGGTCAATGTTGGGCTTATAAGATAAAGAAAGGAGAGCATTGGGCGTTCAATGACACATAATGAAAAATCAACCAGATATTATAGCGGTAGGCAGGAGAGAAAAGTTGCGAAAGCTGTTGGCGGTAGACAAGTCGCTAATAGCGGCGCACCAACATTTGTTGCTGGTGATGTAATTACAGACCAATTTCTTATTGAATGCAAGACAAAGACCGCAGATTGTAAGTCTTTTACAATTAAAAAAGATTGGCTTTTGAAAAATGAAGAAGAAGCATTTGCAATGGGTAAACAGGCATCAGCACTGTGTTTTGATTTTGGTCCCAGCGCAAATAGGAGATATTATATTATTTCTGAGCGGATGTTTGAGTTACTAAAAACTGCATTGGAAGAGGAGAGAATTTGAAATGAGCATGACGCATGAGATGATTAAGCAAAATGTGATGGACTGGCTTGATGCGCTTGTCGTGGGCGCAAAAGCGATTACACAGCCTATGTTGTGTGAACCGCTTAGTGAAGAGGATGCGTGGAAAAGCACAGCATCTTGCTTTGAGAATACTTCTTTTATGGAAGATGACGGCTCTCTGTATGTGATG